AGATAGTAAGTAAGAATCTTGTACCAACAGAGTTGGTGTCCTGTATAGTACCCTATAGATGTAAGGGGTGCTTCTTTTATAAGGAGGAGGCAAGTTGTGTTAGTTGCCTTAAAGAACCTTGGCCTTCTGGTAAGGGTTGTAGCCATGAAAATCTTATATACAAAGAGAAAGAGGAGTAAGGTAATGAAGAAAGTTCTTATAGAAATATGTGAAGTAGTAACATTGGCGCTTAAGTTTGCAAGTATCGCTCTAGTGTGTTTACTGGTAGCTAAGTTGGTAGTTATAGCAGGTAGGTAAGCAGGTAGGTAGGTACAACAGTAATTTTTAGGAGAAAGTGTAATGGCATTATTAAGTAGTAGACTCAGTAGTACAGGTAGGGTGCTGGAACCTCAGCACATCATGGTATATGGCCCACCTAAGAGTGGCAAGACAACTATTGTAGGCAACTTAGCTAAGCAAGGTTTCAAACTGCTTTGGCTAGACCTAGAGAAAGGAGTAAGTACCCTGCTTGCAGGGCATCTTAGCAGAGAAGATTTGGATAATATCCAGTATGTAGGTATCAAGGATACTAGGCCGGAACCTATAGCTCACGCTACAATAGATAAGCTGATACGTGGAGGAGAAACCTTTCAGCTATGTGAGGAGCATGGTAGAGTTGATTGCCCAGTATGCAAGCGTGAGAAGGCAGAGTTCCAAGAGGTAGTAGTACCTAAGACTTGGGGGCCGGAATGGTACGATTGGGTAATGGTAATAGATAGTGGAACCCAGTTGAGTATGAGTATTACCAACACCTTGCTTAAAGGTAAGGATGTGGACTATCAGGAGACCTTGCATGACTTTAGAAATCAAGGTAACTATCTTAATAGAATCATGACCTATTTACAGCAAGCGCCTTTTCATGTTATCATGACCGCTCATGAGATAGAAGCAGAACGGGAAGATGCTAAGTTGCGAATAGTACCAAGCTTAGGTAGTAGAAACTACGCTATCACTTGCGGTAAGTTCTTCGATCATCTAGTGTACTTGGATAAAGTTAATAACAAGCACAAAGCTTATAGCAGTACAGACTATAGTAACACAGTACTTACTGGCAGTAGGTTAGGAGTGCGAATAGAAGATATGCAGGAAGCTAGTCTAGCGGAACTACTTACAGGTAAGGCAGCAAAGACAGCAGGTACTGCACCAAGTAAAGTAGTGCAAGCAGAGCAGACCTTGGCAGGTATAACAAGTACTGCAGGTAAACAATCAATGGCTGAGTTACTAGCAGCTAAGAAACTAGGAGGTTAGTATGGCAGGTATGATTAAGCAAATGTCAGTAAGTGCTGCACCTTGGCTAGATGGAGTAATCAGTCAGAGCACTATACTGGATAATGAGGGTGCAGCAGATTTAATATGTGTACACATGAATCCAGATTGTAGTTATGAGCTATACTATCTTGACTATGTGGATAGGGTTAAACAGGTAGTGGAAGTAATAGTAGCAGAAGTACAGACCGCTGTACCCCTTACTATTCCAAATCTTATGGCAGTGCATGGCACGATCCATGCAGGAGCAACTCAGTATGTAGTGCTAAAAAGATATATACCTATAACAAGTGAAGAGGATTTGAGATGAATACAGTACAGCCAGCAGTAGAAAAAGAATTAGATGCAACAGTGCTATACCATGCGAATTGCCTAGATGGTTTTGGTGCAGCATGGTCAGCATGGGAGGCTTTTAAAGGTAAGGCTAAGTACTTGCCAGTACAGTATGGACAGTCAGTACCTTGGGGTGAGTTGCAAGGTACTATATATCTAGTGGACTTCTGTTACCCTCCAAAGCAGATGGTAGAAATAGGCTACTTAGCTTATGTAAAAAATACTAAGGTGGTAGTAATAGACCACCATAAGACTGCTATAGAAGCAGTAGCCCAGTTTGACTGGCCAGAAGAGCTAGCAAATACTTTTGAGTGGGTGCTGGATATAGAGCATAGCGGTGCAGTACTAGCTTGGAACTACTTCCATCCTGATGAGGACTACATGCCTTATGGTTTACAGTTGATAGAAGATAGAGACCTTTGGAAGTTTGATAACCCAAAAACTAAACGCTACTGTGCAGCCTTAGCCCTAGTCCCCAGAAATTTTGAATCTTGGCACTCGTGTCTGGTGAGTCAGAACAAGTTAGATAGACTATGTTTTGAAGGGGAAGTACTATTAAGACAGCAAGAGCAGCACTTAGCTGCATTAGAAGAAACAGCTTATCCCTACCAGATCACATATACTATAGGTGCAGTCACTACTACAGTATATGTACTAGCTTGTAATGCCCCTGCTTGGTATGCTAGCGAGTTAGGTAATCGCCTAGCTCTTAGGTCTATTAGCGGTATAGGTATGGTCTGGCAGAAAACAGCTCGCCCAGATGTAGTAGATACTATAAAGCAGGTAAGCCTACGTAGTGTAGGGGAGGTAGATGTGGAAGTAATAGCTAAGGCATTAGGTGGTGGCGGGCATAAGCACGCAGCAGGATATACCCTTAGAGATAAGTAGAGTAAGTGGCAACCTAAGATAACATCAATCATAACAAGTAGAGGAAAGACAATGAATAAGAATGAAGCAAGTAACATTAAAGCAATACTAGCAGAACGTGGTAGTAATTATGGTTCCTTTGATGGACACGCAGTAATTACTCAAGGTATTAAGTTAGTAATGACTAGAGATTGGGAATCTTTGCAAAGTTTGCTGGACTCGTTGCGTAAGTATGACCCAACCCCACATAAGATAGCTAGTAACGCTAGTCAGCAGGAAGCTTTAGCTATGATAGCCCATAAGATAGGGCGCATCATCAATGGCAACCCTTACTATGCTGACAGCTGGATAGATATAATAGGCTATGCCCAGCTGATAGTAGATGAATTGGAAGCAGATGAAGGGAAAGTTACTACTATAGATCAAGGCAATGATGTAGATACCCTTATATATACTGGCAGCCTTGCAACTGGTGCACCCCCTTTAGAGTGCCTATGGAAATTACCAGAAGAGTACTGGATAGGTAGGCCAGTAATTTGGCATCGTACCAGTGGAGATAAATTAACTCTAGTCCTAGGTGCAGGTAATGAACCCAAATCCATTAGAATAGGTTACATATCTGTATCAGGTGTTACTGATGGTACTATAGTTCCAATGGATACTATAGTACCCTTAGAGTGTATATCTGTTCCTACAGATGATGCAGTTTCTCAAGACTCGCTAGATACCTTGTATGATATAGGAGATAAGTTTGGGGTAAAGGTCAAGCTTGCTACTTCTAGTAGCCAACCTTTAGAAGACTATTCCATAAAGGAGTGTGACTGCCCTAAGTGTGTAGATAATTCAGTAGTTACTGCAATGGTTTACAAGGAAGGTAAGGCCATCATAGGATTTATCAGAGATAAAGAGTGGTCAGCAAGGATGCATAGTACTCTTGAGGAGCTACATGACCAGCTAGATAAGTTCACTCTTAATGGTGTACGCAATATGCTGGCAGGTAAAGGCTTAGCTACTAACGCTACTGATCCATCACAATTCGATAGAGCTAGACTGATACATGTAGCACATCAGCTAGTAGAGTATTGCGGCAGTGAGGAGGCTTTAGAAACTTACTTGAAGTACACTAAGGGTAAGTATCCTGGTAGCCAGCAAGAACTGATAGATACCATACTGGAACTGACACTGCTTGCTGATGCTTTTAAGTCAGACAGTATAGATGTATTTTTTAATGAACTAATGGAGAGAGCTAAGAAACAGAATAAGTAGATAGCAGTAAGCAAGTAAGCAAGTAAGTAGTATTAATCATTCATTCATTTATATAAGAGAGAAATATCATGGCTAAAGTAGTAGATCAAAATGACTTATTGGACTTTGACTTAGACGAGTTAGAAGCCCTACCTGGTATAGTAGTACCCCCAGCTGGCAGCTATCTAGTAGAAGGGGTTGCCTTAGAGCAACTGGTAGATGAAGAAAAAGGTCGCAAGATGCGAGTGCGTATGATTGTCCTTGCTACCAGTGAGCTGGCTAAAGATGATGCAATACCTTTAGCTGATGGCACTGAAATCTCTTGGGAAGCACCAATGGCTAACCCAGAAGATTTGTTCTGGATCAAAGCAGCGGTAGATAACATTCGTAAAGTTACCCATGCCTTGAAAGAAGCCTATCAAGTAACTACCTTTGCTGAGCTGGCAGAGAAGTTCCCTGGTACTCAGTTCGGTCTGGTCATTACCAACCGCAAGTTTAAAACTAAAGAAGGTGAAGATGGGGTTAGTGCTAACATCAAGACAGTTATCACAGCATAAACATCTAAGCCGCCTTAGCGTTTAAAGGTCTGGACTTTGGTAGTAGATAAGATACCTGAAGCTTTCACTCGTATCTACTGCTAGAGTCCTTTCCTTTAATAACTAACCCACTAACCCACTAACCCGCTCGCTCGAAGCATTTGCACAAGGACTGCCAAGGATTATACTATGAGATACATACTAGCAAGTACGTTACTATTAATACTACTCACACTGATAGCCTGCACTAGCAAGCAAGATAGCAATAGCAGCCCTAAAGCTAAGATAATCTTCAGGCATCTAGTAAAGCCTAAGTTTCCGGCAGGATAAAGCAGATGTATGCCATGTTTAACAAGGAGCTTTGAGCGATGGCTAGCATGGATAGGCGCTTAAGAGGCTCACAGTCAAGGCCGAGGTAAGAGAATACCCGCAGCAAGCGTAGCGCAGCGAGGGAAGATTGTCGCAACCGAGTGCGCAGCAGTGCCTTGCTGGGAGATGCGCCCCATGATACGCTATTGCCAGCTCCGCTGTTAGGCAGGCAGCTGCGACTATTTAGTAACTACACCCTACCTATCACCTACTACTCACTACTATAATGAACATACTATTCATAGGTTCCCAATACGATAAGCCTTATCTTGGCTCACTTAAGGTAGCAACTAGAGGCCATACAGTACGGGTCAATCTTACTTATATGGAAACTCTAGCAGAAGTAGCTATGATATGCAAGAGGGACAAATATCGACACGTCATTACTACACAGTCAGGACTCATACCTAAGCTATGCAATACTGCAAGTGAGAAGGAGCAGACAGTAGAGAATTATGCTGGCTCCTACATATACAATGCTAAGCATGATCTTTGGTTTCTTATAGTACCTAATCTCAAGCAGACTATTACTTTGTCTTATGGGCAGTTCTTATTGGAACGCTATGTAAGTAAGATTACAGAACCTAGTAAATGGATGAAGCCAGATAAATTCTCTTGGAGTCTAGTAGAAGGAGAAAAGTATGAGCAACTCTTTAGTGAGTTACAAAATCCTAATACTTTGTTAGCAGCGGTAGACATAGAAACTCATAAAGAACCTTTAAGTATTTCCAGCATATCTTATACTATAGTAACTAGGCAACTAGCAACTAGAACTTATGTAGTGCCCTTACCTTTTGGTCTCGAAGTGGAGGAGTATGAGTATCGCTTTACTTGGATAGCTAAGTTCAATGCATCTATTGCACCTAAGCTACTACAGAATGGTAAGTATGATATAGCCTATCTGAACCGCTTCGGATGCCCATTAGTCAATTACTTCTTTGATACAGCAGTAGCTCATCATTCTTGGTACTGTGAACTAAAAAAAGATCTTGGCAGACTAGCTGCTTTCTATATCCATGAGTCCCTCTTTTGGAAGAACGAAGGAAGTACTGGTAATGCTATGGACTTATACGAGTACAATGCTAGGGATACTTGGTACACAGCTTGGGCCTTTCTTGCTTGGTTGCAGGAAGCTCCCAGATGGGCTAGAGAAAACTATAAGCAGCAGTTCCCAGTAATAGCTCCAGCAGTACTTGCAGAAGCTACTGGTATGGCTGTAGACTTTCCTATGTTTGAGAAGATCAAGACTAAACAAGAAGCTATACGGGATGAAGCAAGAGCTAGCCTAGGTATCAACTTAGCTACACCTCACTTCAACCCTGCTAGTCCTAAGCAGGTAAAGACCTTACTGCATATTATAGGTTGCAAGGATATAAAGAGTACGGAAGAAAAGGACTTAAAGAAGGCAGCCTTTAGACATCCCTACAATACTTGGCTGATAGATAAAATCTTCGAGTATCGCAAAGCAGCCAAGCTAGTAAGTACCTACCTAGTGGAAGATAAGTTCTTCTTCGGTAGACTCCTTACTAGCCTTACTCCTTATGGTACTAAGACAGGTAGGCTAGCTAGTGAAAGTCATGCCTTCTGGTGTGGGCAAAATATGCAGAACATACCTAGGCAAGGCGGTATCAAAGCTTTTCTTAAAGCAGATGAAGGCTTTCTAATAGGTGAGGCTGACTATGCTCAAGCAGAAAGTCGGGATACTGGATACATTACTGGAGATACTAAACTAATCGCGGCAGTAGATGGAGATAACGATTTTCACTCTTTTAATGCTAGTGCTTTCTTTGGTATACCCTATGAAGAAATCTGTATTAATAATCCTGATGGCAGCCATACTATACTAGATAAGGAAATTCGCCAGTTAAGCAAACCAGTCAATCACGGTAAGAACTATAACATGGGAGATTCAGTTCTAGTAGATACTATGGGATTAGCAAATATCTTCAAGGCAGCAGCAAGGCTCGGATTACCTAAGCACTATGCAGCCCTACAGATAGCAGCATACTTAGGTAAGTGCTTCGAGACTACTTATAAGGTAGTAGCCAAGATATATCCAGCTTGGATAATCAAGCAAGTTAATTCTGCTCATGTATTGGTAGGAGCTACCGGCTGGACTCGCTACTGTTTTGGTAACCCTGCTAAGAACAAAAGAGATTTAAACGCTTATATAGCACATCCACCACAAAGCCTTAATGCAATGACTCTTAACAAAGCTTTCGTTAAAGTGTTCTATAATGTATGGTGGCATAACTATCAGAACTTCAAACTGGTAGCACAGATTCATGACTCTATACTATTCCAGTATAGGGAAGATTATGAGTATTTAGCACAAGAGGTGAAACAATGTATGGAATTTGAAGTGCCAGTAACAGATATAGGTGGGGTCACTAGGAATCTTTTGGTTCCAGTAGACCTTAGTTTAGGTGGCCAGAACTGGCAAGATAGTAAAGAGCATTAGGAGGCGGCATGGCAGTAACAAAAGACTTCAAACCTAGAGCTTGGGAAGTAAGTGTAGAAGGTAGAGTACCTTTATTCTTCACCAATGAAAGTAATGCAGAGAAGTACTTTTCTATACAAAAGAAGGAATACCCTAACTTACAAAGCCAACTTATTCCTTTATGGACGGGGAGTGAGTTACTTACCAGTGCAGAACAACAGCACTTAAAGGATGCTCTAGCTATATACCGTAATCTTATGCATAGAGATACTGAGGATAATAGAATACTTAGACCTTTGAATTGTCGTCACACCAGTATAAGTAAGAAATTGATAGCTATAACTTAACAAGGAATACTATGCTTGCACCTGATAACTTCTTTTCTAGCTACTTTGACTATGCTAGTATTGACTCTGGAGAAGCTCCAGCCAATGCGCATAGGTGGGCAGCAATAGGAATGGTGGGTGCGTTACTGGGTAGGCAGTTATATTTACCCTTTGGCCATAGCGCTCTTACCCCTAACCAGTACATACAACTAATAGGTGTGCCAGCTACAAGAAAAAGTACCGCAATAAAGATAAGTAATACATTACTTAAAATGTGGGGTTATGATAACTTTGCCCCACAAAAACTAAGTATGTCTCAGTTCTTACTAGAGCTACATGAAAAGACTTGGGGCAGCGATAGTGATGAAGAAGAACAAACTACTGACTTAGAAGAGAATCTATTCGGTAGTGTGAACATGAAAGAGCGGGCTAAGGATATGCCAGTAGCAGAACTGTATGTAGCCAGTGATGAGTTTGTTGACTTCATAGGTAGAAACAACTTAGACTTCATATCATTGCTAGGTACTTTCTGGGACTATAGAGGTGTCTATGATTACAAACTTAAGAACTCGAAACCAGTAATCATTAACGAACCTACCATTAACATCATAGCAGGTAACACACCTACTGGCTTTAATGCTGCCTTCCCTGCTGAAATCCAAGGGCAAGGCTTCTTCTCTAGGATGCTACTAATCAATACTAAACCTAGTGGAAGAAAAGTAGCTTGGCCAAAAGCAGCTAGTGAAGAAGCTACATCAAAGATGCTAGACTATCTTACAAAGATAAAAACCCTGTGCATAGGGGAAGTAACATTGCACCCAGAAGCTTATACTCTAATAGAGGAAATCTATTACTCTTGGCAGCCAATACCAGATCACCGTTTTGAGCACTACACTGGTAGGCGTCACACTCATTTACTAAAGCTAGCTATTATATGTGCAGCAATGCGAATAGCTACTCATATAATGCCTGAGGATGTGTTACTAGCTAATACTATCCTAACCTTTGCTGAATACGAAATGCCTGATGCTATGGGGGAATTCGGTAAGGGTAGAAACTCAGCAGTAGCTCATAAAATACTTGAGATACTTAACAAGTCTGAAGCACCACTCACTATCTCAGACATAATCAAACATGTACACAGTGATGTGGACAACCTATCTGCGATAACTGATATAGTACGCGGCTTGCAGATGGCAGATAAGATACAAATAGTAGATGGGGCTTTCTTACCTAAGAAGTTAGTAAGGGCTTTCAAGGATACTAACTTAATAAAACCTAGCTGGCTATTGCCAGAAGAAAGATTATCAATGTGATTTATATAGGACTTACCTACCATGCAAAATAGAAACAACTTACCTGTTATTCAGGCAATGTTACCTGAAAGAAAAACTTATCGCTGGAGAGGCAATGCTATAACCCCAGCAGCTAACTGTACTGACTTACTTACCCTCAGCGGTGCAGCAGGGTATACTATCAGACTTACTGAAATACATATTCAATGTAGCAGTACTGCAGCTGCAATAGTACAAACCTTACTACTCCGTAGAGCTGCACTAAATACTGGCGGTACTATTACAGCGCTTAACTCCTCAGTAGATGTAGCTATGAATGGGGATAGTGCACCAGTAGCTACACTTAATCAGTACACTGTTAACCCTACTGGATTAGGTTCTGGTATTACCAACATTCATGGAGGCGGCTTGTACTCTCCTGCTATAGCTACTCCATCGTTTAACGAGTCTCGTATATGGGATTTTAGCCCTATTGCTAGTGCTCCTCCAGCAATAGTGAATAACGCTAATATGCTATTTGCTATTAACTTAGGTGGAGTAGCACTGCCAGCAGGTCTAACTATGGGTATCTTTCTTGAATGGACAGAGGATTTGAACTAATGCACCATGACAGCCAGCAGGATAGAGAAGATGCAGGAGAGGAGTTACGAATAGTAGATACCTCTTATATCCTTACCAGAGAAGAGTTAGTAGAGCTGAAAAGACTTGCGAGTCTAAGTAAGTCTGCTAAGCTCTTATTAGGTATGGTCTTTGCAGTACTTACCATATTTAAAGTACCTGATGTATTGGAGTGGGGATTATCTCACCTACAGTACATCAAGCAACCTTAATCTTTACCGGTTCCGAAGCACCTTGGTAGTAGTTAGTTAATAGCAGGTACTAACTACTACCCACTTATCTTACCTGCTAATAGTATTACAATAAAGGAAACACAATATGTTAAAACTTATTAGAACTAACTTCTTAGTTAATCTATTACTGTCTTTTGCTTACTTTGCGGTGGTCGATACAGCGGAAGCTGTTGGTAGTATTTCTCCTACACCTGCGCCTATTGCAGATCCTGAGCCGTCACAGCCGCCACTTGAGCATCCAGCAGTTACTCAAGCCCGCAAGTTTGATCGAACAGCTTTCGAAGCCAAGCTGCGAACTATCTTAGAAGCTTCTATTACATCTATTGCTGAACTTGCACCTATCGCAGAAGCTGTTGGTCTAGGTCTTGGACATCCAGAAGTATCCAGTGCTGCGGCTTTAGCTGGCCATATTGCTAGCGGTCTCGAAGCGGGCATTAAAGCCAAAGAACTTGCTGCTACTACTGTCTAAGTAAGAAGTATTTATGAAAAGCCAGTATGCTATACTTATTAGCCTGCTGGCTTTTTTATTGTTAGCAGTTCTACCCAGTTGTACAAGTAGTACCAAATGTAGTTCTAGCATAGCTCCTATAGTAACAGGCGCTACTCTAACTACATCTAAAATAGATGGTGCAACTATCAGTATAAGTTGCGATAATCTTTACTAAAGAGGAAATGATATGCCACAAAGTAATACACAAGAAGCAATAGATAAGTTAAGTGAAGAAAGCGGTACAGCTATAGCAGCAGAGGGTAAACAACTATCTCTAGCTGATGTGCTAAGTATTAGCCAAGACTACATTGATAGAGCCTATGAGCAATATGAGGCTTGGAAAGATAAGGAACCTTGGGAAGATGAACCTTATGTTAATACAGTACTATGGGCTAGGCCAGATAGTGCATGGCAGCTGCTGTATGTTGTTCCAGAAGAGGAACCCTTTGGGTATATAGTCAAGAGTCATTCAGCAGTGGAAACTTTTGATATAGTACTTCGAGGCACCCGTAATGCAAGTGAGTGGTGGACTGATGGGGAAGTAGAGCAAATAGATAGTCCTATTGGATTAGTACATAAAGGGTTCTATGATATTGCTGCACAGTTAGCAGATGATATCGAGAAGTTCTTTATAGCCTTTCCTATAGCTGAACGACCAGTACTACAGATTCATGGGCATAGTCTTGGCGGTGGAGTAGGCTACATACTATCTAGTTTGCTAGCACTGCAAGGTTGGAGAGTAGTAGCTATTCTATGGGCAGCTCCTAGAGCTTTAAGTATTGAGGCAGCTAAGGTACATGCCAGATTAGTACCAGATACTCTCAGAATAGTGAACACAGAAGATATTGTACCTACTGGACCACTACCTGTAATGGGCAAAGTAGTATATAGTCATGCCGGTACAGTAGTACTATTCACTCTAAACACTGGTACACTATCAGGTAATCATAGTATGAATACCTATGGTATAGGTGTTGGTACCGAACAAGGTAGACAGGCTATTAAGGAGGCCAAAGATGGCACAAGTTAAACCAAGCATACTAGCAGCTATTCCAACTGATGTACTAGAGTGTACTAAGCAGATACTATGTCCCTTTGAGAAGTGCAAACTTAGCAGTTATTGGGATAATATAGGTAAGAAGTGGACTATTGGGTGGGGCTGCACTGGTTCAGAAATTCATAAAGGGTTGACTTGGAACCAGACTAAAGCTGATCTGGAACTAAGTAAGAGACTTGCAGATGCCTATAGCAGTCTTGTGCATTACTCCCCTAAGTTAGTACTAGAGCACTTCAAGCGACAAGCTGCTATACTGGATTTTGTATATAACTGTGGTATTGGAACATATGCACATAGTACTCATCTCAAGACTTATGTAGATCGTGGCGAGTGGGCAGAGGTAGAGAAGATACTGGCACAGTACGATCATGGTGCGCAGGGTAAAGAAGAACTTGGCTTAAAGAGAAGAAGAGCTGCTGAGATAGCTAGACTGAAAGAGGTAGAGTCATGACCAGTACTTATAAAGCATACAGAAAAAAGGGTGTTCAACTATTAAGACCTTATATACCAGGGGAATCCTTAGAAGGTATATCTGTAAGTGAGCAGGATACTCCAGAACTAGGGGGTATGATAGCTATCAATACTAACAATCACTTGGATAAGTGGTATGTAGCTAAAGAGTTCTTCTTAACTAACTATGAATTAGTTCCTAACGAGGTAGAGTCATGAGTGGCGCACAGTTCGATATCAGCCAACTTGATGGTATAACCGAAGTAAACGGTATGCGTATTGAGATGCTACCTAAAGCAGTAATTGAGTTCAATATTGAGATAGCATCTCATCATCCTGAGTTGATTAAATTATTGAATGAAAACCTTAAGGTTAATAACTTCGAACCAGATATCTACTATGGTACTATCGCTGCTTACTGCGGTATAGTACTAGAAGGTGCTTATAACCAAGAGTATCTGATAGAGCAGTTAAGCAAGGCTCTAATAGCTAAAAGAACTACTTTAGTGGTAGCTACTCTTGGTGCAGATACAGTCAAAGTAGCTAAAGTATTGTTGCAATAACAAAAAGCCTAGGCAGAGAGCAATCCCTACCTAGGCTTTCTTTTGTCTACTACTTCACCAAATTACTCATCACCGATATCATTAGCTGGCCTACCTCCCATTAACTCTTGCATAGCCTGACCTTCTGGACTGCCAAGATGTTGTATGAGTTGATTAGCCTTGCTAGTATTAGCCTCCTTCTGAAGCTTAATCATATAGCGATTAAAGTTCTCCTGTTTACCTCCCATCTTTACATACTCAGTCATGAACTTACGTACATCTTCTGGGCTAAGCTCATCCGTACTTTCCAACCCTACCAACTTAGATCTCAATACTTCCCCTAATCTAGCAATGCTATCATGCTCCTTAGCATTGTATACTACCTGCCTATAGGAAGCATCTAGTGCCTTAGCTTCATCTAAAGGTTTCGCACCAGAAAGGCGGGTAAGATTCATAAGACTAAAGAAGTCGTTAGCGCCTATCAATTTGCCTGCATTATCAGTAGAGTAGCTCTTACCTTGGGAGTTAGTAAAAGCTTCCAGTACCTGAGCCAGTCCAGATAGCTCCCGACTAATACCATTATGCTCAAGACCTCTTAGGAACGCAGTACCAGGACTAGCACCTTCTATGTATATCTTATTGAAAGTATCTGCTAGATTACCGAAAAATTTAGCTCCGGCCATAGCAATAGGTACATCCATAGGAGTTATAGGAATAATACTTACTTGTCTAGGATTGATATCACCTCGCACATACATGTTGTTCTTAAGTGCAGGAGAGAAGAACCCTAAGCAGTTACTAAGACTACCATACATTGCCCAATCTGCTGTGTTCTTATCCATAGCATTGTAGGCTGCATAGTATAGATCCTTGTGGTCAGTATTGCCAGCAAAGTTCCCTACCAGTGCAGTATTAAGCTGCTGAAATCCTGGCAAGGAAGCCATGCCATAGATAGTACCTTGAGCTGCCATCATAAGGGCTACAGACTTAGTACTACCTTCAACCATATGCCTCATAGTCTGCTGTATCATATTAACCATGTAGGTCTGGAATAGTCCTACTGACTGACCTACTGGCCCATTAAACATCATAGGCCGTTGACTAGCAAGATAGTTACCATTAACTCGATTAACGGTAGTCTGGATGTAGGAATCTGCTAGGGCTTGAGACATCTTACCTTCTGCCACTACAGCATCAGTAAGGCGCTTCATAATCATAGCAGTAGTACCTCTAGTGAACTCCTCAGCATAAGAGTTACCAGTGTACTTCTCAGCAACCTTCCCATACTCCATAGCTTTGTTATAGGCCATAGTAATACGAGAGTTCAAGTCCATATCTCCACCAAGCCCATTAAGACTAATATGATCCAATATCCCACTGACTTCTTGAGAGTGCCTTACAGAGAAACCTTGCTGCAATAGCCAAGCTCTATTCTCAGGTTGCATGAAATCCTGCATACCTTGATGTATTAACTTAGCAGTACTTAGAAAGGAGTTCTCAGTACCAGGAATACCTACATGGGATATCTCTGCAAGTTTGCCAGCCAGTCCAGTATCTCCTAGTTTGATACCTTCGACTAAGGAGTGCACCTCAGGAGAAAGCATCACTACCATACCTACAGTATTGTTCACTGCATTAAGCACGCTAGGTTTAAGGATGGTACTGGTAAGAATAGCATTAGCCCTTCTAGTAAAGGTGCTTAAGGCGCCCCGACTGTAGGTATGATTAGCAAGAGCTACTACTGAAGCATCATAATCTATAGTCTTAATACCCAGATCCTTCCAAACCTTATTAATCTTGTCCAAATCCTCTACACTGGTACTCTGTTTAAAGGTACGAGTGGCTAAATCCCAAACTTTGCTAAGCTGCTCATCTAGGTTATTCTGAGTAGTTCTTGCAGGAATCTTCTCAGTATTACCTAAGTCAAGAGCTGTACGAATATGAGAGAGGTAGGGATTATCTCCTTGCTCCTTAGCGTACCGACCAGCACTTTTAGAGGAGAAGGAAGATAAACGTATACTAGCATCCCTATCTCCTAAGTTCTTAAGCTCCTCAAATTGAGCAGAGTAACGTAAAGATACAGCCTCTCTTAGTAACAACTTCTCCTCAGCCAAATGGTAGTTTCGAAGTTCATCTATCAGTACACTTGCATCGGTCTTAGGCAGGTAAGGACTCGCTGCCCCCGATCTATGCAAGGCAGCATCGAAGTAGCTATCACTCATAGTTTCCTGAGCTTTGTAATCACCTATAGCCTTGTGCCACCTTTCTATATCTTCCTTAAGTTTAGTCTTAGGTGCTCGAATGATACCTGCTTGGAAATCCTCAGGAACCTTAGCTAACAACTCTTCCAACTTCTCAGGGCTAGCAGCATGAAGCATCTTAATATGCCCAGTACTGGTAATCTGCGGATCAGTTACTAAGGCAAAGAAAGGGTAGTTCTTAGTATCAGGAGGAGGAAAATATACTATACCTGCTTCTCTAGAATCTCCTACACCAGATACACTTCTTATAGCATTGAACTTACCAAGTCTAGTATCCCGCAAGGCTATATGCTGTTCTAGTATATCAAGTACCTTAGGGCTAGTAATAGGTATACTTTCTGCAGCGGTTGCGTCAATTATCTTAGGAGCTTGTACTCCTACTTCTCCAGCAGCTATAGCATTTTCATAATCTAGTATTTGCTTCATTACAAGGCGACTATTAGCCCTATCCAATACATACCTTTCAGGAGTACTACGTACAAGAGACTGTATACCTCCAAACTCAGCACTAGCCTCTATATCCCCATGAAGTTTCCAAACTACTGGATCAAGCATAGCAGCTACCTTACTTTCCACCTCAGCCTTCATCTGGTTGAATACATGACCTATCCGCTCAAACTTACTTTCCTCACTACCCAGTTTACCAGCAGCAGAACTGAACTTACCTGCTCCACCAGCATTACGAGTGATACGTTGCATATCTAGTTCTTCTGGCATAGGAAGCATAGCATCATACTTACCAGTAATAGTTGCACTAGCTCTAGCTGCAGTAAGTTGGAATAGTTTCTGCTGTTGCTTCATGTACACAGTGAAAGGTAGGGCAGTAGCCTCGAAAGCATCAATCCTACTGGTATCATAAATAGCTTTGACAGTCTGAGGGTGTAGCAGTATGCTATCCTCAAGACTAGGCTTAACCTTACCTGCTAGCTTGGTTGCATACTCCTCAGCATAGCTTTGGATAGCATGAAAATCCGATGCTGGGTTAGCTATATTGACCAAGGCGTTCTTCATATAGTCCACCTTTACATTAAGCATACTAGCTATAGCAGTATCGCCTAACTTAGCTGCACTACCTTCTTTAGCTAATACACTTCTAGCAAGAAACTGACCTTGTAACTCTCGCAGATTCTCCTGTAGAAGTGCGTGCATATCAGCTTGGTTAGTAATAGTTTGAAAGCCCTCACCTTCTGCATCCTTTACCCTTACTACAGTAACCCCACTCTCTGGATCAGCTAGATCCTTAGCAGCCTTACGCAACAAAGCAGGATCATAAGCCCCGATGAGTGTATTGTCTGGCAGAGAGGTAGTAGTAAGTTCAGCCCATACATCTCTAGCATTAGCTTCTGCTACAGTCTTGGCTGAACGGATATCGAATATTTTAGCTGGCTCGATTTTAAACTCCTGCTTGCCAGCCTTGATTGCTCCCTTAAGTACTTGTATAACTTGACCCTTACCTAGAGTATCCCATAAGCTAATGAAACCTTCTTTCTCAGGCATGACTGCCCCTTCAGCAGCACCTTCTCCCCAGACCTTGATGTACTTAGTACTTAGGTCTAGAAGCTTGAGTTCTTCAGTAGTAAGAGTTCCTCCTAGTTCTTGCTTAGTAGTAGCATCAATAATCTTTTTCTCTAGTGCAGTTCTTTCTCCCACCCTAGAAAGTTCCTCTAGGCCAAGAGTAACCTTAGAGGCTCCTAGTAAATCAGGTTCAGTACGCATGATCTCATGTGCAGCATTAGCTACAAAAGCATCATCATGCGCAAGAGTTTGGAAGAGCTGACCTACTTCATCGTACATCTTGTTCTTTGCTGCAACTTGGGTCTGTGCAGCAACGCCAGCAAGTTCAGGCCGAGCTGCAGTAGTAGCCAAATTTTCCGCATCTTCAACTCTGGAAAGAATCTTGATATCGGTAGGTGTGCCATCTGCATTACCTCGTTGCCATCTATTGGAATTAAGTTCACTATCTACTTTACCGAGATAGTTCTTCATAGAGAAGCCTACCTTAGCTGCCTCGAAAGTTCCTCCAAGTGCACCTCCTAACATACCCGCTTTTAGTACATTCATAGCTATATCAGAATGATCTTGGTCGGATAGTAAGGGAGAGGAGTTCATCATAAGCTGTACTCCTCCTTCAAAAGCCATACCTTGTAGAGCTTGCTCTCCTGCTCCTGCTGCTATACTTCGGATAATACTTTGATTAAGAAAAGAGAAAGCTTGCCCAGAAGTCTCCATAGTAGCAGCAGCTTCCGCTAGATGGTATCTCTGAGTGCCTACCAGCAAGCCAGTAGCTTCCCCCATATTGCGACCAATAAGTCCTTGAGTAGCTCGATCTATAGCAAGGCTAGCCATGTTATAGGATTTAAGTCCAGCTAAGCCAGGAAGGATACTACCAGCAATAAAGCCAGCAGCATCCACAGCATCTTGGTGTTCAGTATAGTACTGACCCAAGTTATCATCAAGTCCAGTAATGCGGTCTTGTATAGCGGTCTGTTCGAAGTGTGCTCCTGGTATTAGATTAGCAATACTTGCTACACTGTTAGTTACCTGAGTTACTCCAGAGATTGCAGCTGTGGCAGTGAAGCGCCAATCATATCCAGTCGCTGCACCTACCAAAGCTCCTACTACAGTACCCACTGGACCCGCAGCCGAGCCAAGTTCTGCCCCTGCCACAGCGCCAGCAACTAGACCTGCTGGCCCAGATATAAGAGGAGTGCTATCTGCTACACTAAGATCACCGTTAGGTATGGCATGGTTAGCTGCAGCAAGTAGGTACTCAGGGGTTAATATTTGTCGATTATCCATAGCTTACTCCCTACCTGTTACAAAGTGTCGTACAGTGCGTTTACGTTCTTCTACTAGATCCATATAAGATTTGCCCATATTACTAAGCCCTGAAGAATCTAGAACCCTTTTTACAGTACCTCTATTCCTTAAGTACTCTTGCACAGAAATGAAGTTACTAAGACTACCTTTATCCATCAAGTTGTAGGAAGCATAAGCACCAGTAACAGGATCTTCCTGCTTTACTACCCAAGACTGTTGGGCTGGAAAGCCGTGACCTGCAAAGTTATGCACTAAGTTATTCTGTAATGCCATACTTTGGTAGAACTGAGCTAGAATAGGCGCTACATCGTCGCGCTTTAGAGTCTTGCTATCTACTGCATCTAGTGCTCGTTGTACTAATTGAGCAGAGGTAAACCCAGTAGCTCCGCCAGCTATTAGGGGAGCTAGCACTTCTTTATACAGCATGCTATCTCGTATAGCCTTGATTTGTTCCCACTCAGCTACTGGTCGCATACCGTAGAAGTTCCTACCTCCTGACTCTACATTACTACCCATATCAATAGCTTTGTCTATAATAGCCTCATCGAAGACTGCACCATTCTCAACAGCGGAGTTTTGAGCGTTGATAGGGGTAATATATTTGGAGTTAACAGAAGTACTTTCAGACCCTGCAACAGTTTCTTTCTTACTATGTAGTAAGCCTAGTTGTTTAGTACTTAACTCAGCATAGTTCTCTCTATAGAAGGCATTAAGGTCTCGCTCCTGAGGCAAAGTAGTTTCAGGTAAACCCCCTAAAGCGTTGACTGTATTGTAAGCCCCCCAAGGATTAGTACCCCATACATTAACAAATAGCTTTTCAGGAACTCCTGCTAGACTTTGACCTGTATAACTATCAGCTACAGCCTCTAAAGCGTCTAACCTTAACTTAAGGTTAGGATTCTTTTTCATCTCTTTTATATCTGACACTACTTGTGCATTGGCTATTCTAGTAAGGGTAGCAATCTCTTCCGGTGTAGCGTTAGGTGGAATTACTGGAGAAGCTAGATTCAATTTTAGCCCTAACTTAGTTGCAGCCATACGAAGAGACTCTGCCGCCCTAGCTTCTGAGTTAGCTTTAATAGTATCCTGCTCTAGTACCCTATCGAACTGAGCATTTTGTCTGTTAACAGTTTCAGTAGAAAGCTCTAAGTTCTTAGCTGCATTATCTAAAGTCTTGGCTTGGTAGTCCTGTTCATTAGCAAATTTATCTTGGTTAAGTTTGAATAGCTGCTCTGCTTGACCTTGGTTAAAATAAGCTTCCAACCCTTTGAGTTCAGAAGCTGTGGACTTATCTACTAACTCAAGGGCGGAACTCTGCCATGCTAGACCCTTAAACTTATCGCTCATAGCTTCTTGTCCAGCTTTAGCTCCAATATACTCAAGTTTATTCTTAAGTTGCTCATCAGAGATAGCACTACCTATTGCTGCATAAGTTTGGTAGCCTTGTTGTTGAGCTAAGTTAACAGCTTGAGAAAGTTTGAGATCCTCTTCTATATTATTCTTAGCCTCATAGTTTTTACTGTATAAACCTGGACGTATTAGGAATACATCAGCTAGCTTTTTAAGAGGATCATCTAAGAAGCTCTCATTAGTTATAGCATCCATAGCATCTCTAGTACTTTTAACAACTTTTACATTACTAGCAATACTTTGCCCAAGAGTATTAAGTATATTATTAGCATTGCTAGGATTGCTATCATAGGAGTCTGCTAATTTATATCTCTGTTCGGAAGCAATCTTAGCAGCTTTAGCATCCTCTGCCTCTACTGCAGCCTTAGTTTGACCTACTATATCAGCAAGTTCAGTATAAGCAGTACCTAACTTACCTTGCTCATCAGCTATACCTTTAGACCTGCTAGAGGTTTCTGCTTGCTGCATTAAGATATCTGAGATGTTAGCCATACTTTAGACTCCAAAAATTTAAGTGTTGAGAAAATACCTTTACCTACTGCATAGATACCTCTACCATAGTAGGAAGGTCTACCCCAACCTACTTGCTTCCATGCCATATCTTGTACCCAAGCCTTACCAAATAAATACCAGATAGGTAGTACAGTACTAGGATACTTGTCCATTACTGCTACTACCTTAGGTGCCCAACTCATGTACCAAGCGAACAACTCTGGGTTACGAAACTTAAGTTCTATACCATGCTCTTCATCTGCCAGCCAGGTGTAGTAATCTATTAAACCTACCTTCCAAAACTTAGTGCAGATAACACTCATGCCACTAGAAGAGGCTTGTTGGCTAGTAGTGGTATCAGTTTGGGTATTATTTGTAGTTTGGGTCTGATCTGTAGTTTGTGTCTGAGGAGAACCTGCAGTAAGGGCATTTATAAGGTTAGTAAAGACACTACCATAGTTATTAATGGAATTCATTTGCACACCTGCACCCTGCACAGCTGCCTGTACTGCAGTTTGGTTAGCTAGTATCTGAGTCATACTATCTCCAGACATACCAGAACCTTTTGCTTCTCCTGCTATACTTGGCATATACTGCTGCATAGTGGTTTGAATAGCACCTTTTACAGCATTAGCAGAATCTGTAATAGCTGCCTGCTTAGAAAAAGAGCCATTAGTAACAAGTCCTTGCAACATGGAAAGTACTTCAGGGTTTAGTGTACTGGTGGTAACTGTCCCTTTAGTTGTTTGCGTACCTTTAAGTACCTGGGTACCATTCTGACTAGTATTTACAGACTTACTACTACTAATCGCAGAACCTAGACTACCTATAGCTGTAGCTCCTGATGCAGCAGCTGTTACTCCTCCAGCTGTTATACCTGCTGCACCTAAAGCTGATACACCTGCTGCTATCATACCTGATGACATAATTTATACCTCTAAAGTGGGTTGAGTGGAAGGAGGGTTAAGAGCGAGAAGTAACTCATCTACCCAAGTTATATCACTTTCTTGAAACAACTCTGCCTCTATATCTGCTACCTCAGTAAGTTCAGTAGCATGCACAGTAACAAAGATAGACTCTTCATGTGTATACCCAGCCCGCTTAATCCCTGCTTTACTGGTAGCTATGTAAGGAGCTTTTATTCGCTGCATACCTTCATCTGTCATGACAGTGATATCCCCCTTTAACAAGATAGTAGTGCAGGCTTTCTTATGTATCTTACCTGTAAGCATTACTCCTTTAGGTATAGTAAGACTACGAGTGTATACACCTTCAGAGATATGATGCTCTAGTTTAAAGGTAGGTAGTATATCTTCATAGTAGTGGGTAAGAATCCATTCTATAACTTCTACCTTCTGTCTGTTAGACATACCTTCAGTATTGATACGATGTTTATTAGCTAGTTGAACTAAAGGTACAGAACCCCCCTGATAGCGTTCCCATAGTAAGCTTCTTTCTCCTAGTGCAGCTATAGGTTGGCGATAGTTAAGTAACAATTCCTCATCTCGCTCTAAATCCCTTGCAGCCACAAGATATAAGTTCTCATCCTTAGGCACTGCTATGCAGTTAGGTGCATCACTATGATTGACAAACCTACCTGCTGGAGTTCTAAGCCCATTAAGGTTCATAGGCGCTAGTAATTGTCCTGCAGATACCGCCTCAACTACAAACATACCAAGACCGTGTATACGACTAGGTTTTACCTGTACCAACTCCACATCTTCTGGCATAGGCATACGATCATCTGTTCTGCTAGTAAGTACCCAGACTTGAGAGTCAGTAAGTTCTACCTCATCTAGGAATCTATTAAAGTCATCTCTAGCATTTTGTATAAGCTGTAAATCTTTATTCATACTGCTACTCCTGCAAAGTTATACCAACCAACCCCAGAACCTACCTTATTATAGATAGGGAGTCTTAGGGTTGAGTCATAAATTAAAGTGCCTTCTGGTAGAGAACTAGCTGCAGGTCTTTTAGCAGTAGTGTAGGAAGGTAAGGAATTACTACCTTGTCCTAAAGTAGTAACAGCTACCAGTAAAGCATTAAGTACTACATCTACATAGGGTAATCCTGTACTAGCAACATTAGGTACTTGTACTTTATATACTGAATTCATCATAAATTAGAAGCTCCCATTATCCATCAGTGTTACTATAGTAGAGTTTAGATTGAAAGAACCTTTAAGAAATAGAGTATGATTCTCAGCTGTAACAAGGCAAGTAAAATCTCTAGACTTTGCAGTCTTAGAGAATAGATAAGGAGTTACTAGAGGATAGGTAATATCCTTACCATTATAAGAAGGGCCGATTTGGAGTGAGAAGGTAGCATCGGAATCTATATTATCCAGTTCCACTTCCATTAACTTAACCATATTCTGCCTATCTAAAGCCAGCTTACCTATAAGAGCTACTGCTGCAGATGTGTGATTGGAGGTATCAAAGTTAAGTACTTGTACAGTACCATCATATTGAAGAAAGCCTAGAGTTCTTTTAGGGCTACCAGCAATAGTCACATTACTTATTAAATTACCCCAAGTATTAACTGCTGGATTGGAGTTCCAAGTAAGTAAGCCTACCCCATTCCAAGTAGCTCCAAGAACTGCTGCTTGGGTATTAAGGTTAAAATCTATTATATCTACATGCTGAACCTTTAACTTACCCCAACGCCCTAAAGAGGTATCTAGTACTAAAGCGTAATCAAAGTAAGCAGTACTACTACCATAGGATATAACTAAATACCTATGTCCCAACATCTTTACTAAAACTGGCATATCAAAACTTAGCACAGTAGTACTAAGTATATCGGTAGTTTGATTGTAGGTCTCTAACTTTTTACCAGCTAAAAAATCTGTTACTTCTGGATACTCCATAACAGTACCTTGAGGAGTAAGTTTTACTAATCCAGCACTAGACCATTGGTACATATTACCATCTGGTGCAGGTGTGAATTCTCTATTGTTAAGGCTACCAGAACTATTAGGTACTACAGTGAAAGTCCAAGGATATAATATATTACCGCTATTAAGCGAAGCTAACACTGCATTACCTGTAGCTACCACAATAAAACCTGAGTTACCAGAAAGAGTTCCTACTATAGAGCCTACTATACCAGTAGGCACACCATAACCAGTACCTGTTATTAAAGAGTTAGCAACATTAAAATCGAAAGGATCAAAAGCTGATGACCAATAGATATAGTTATCAGTGTTAAGTATGAGGTAATTACTAGCAGCACAAATTCCTTTAATAGTAGCCATAGTAATACTGCCAGAAAGGGTAGCCAAGGTAAGAGTATTAGCTACACAATCTACAATATAAATACCAGAACCTGGTAAACATATTAAGGATTTTACCCCTGCACTGGTCATAAGTACTGCTATACTAGGCACTAAAGAAATTGTCCAACTAGGTGTAGTCATGGCTATCCAGTTGTTAGTAACAATACTTTTAATATATATAGTACCTGTAGTAGATACTCCTATATAGGTAAGGTTACGAAGAGAATCTCGTACTTCTAATATCTGCGTTAAGGCAACTCCTCCTCCTACTGCCGCTACCTTAACATCGTAAGCAATACTCTGTAAGCCTTGAGCTGTAGGCATTACATTCTCGCAATAATACATAGCAGCATTTCTCTTTTCTGGGTTAGCTTGCACTAGCCCAGAATTAATAGATGTCTGATCGTTCTCATCAAGTAAGGGTATTACTATCGTCCTACCAGAGAATTCAGATAGCAAAGGAAACCCTACAGCTGTTAAGTTAAGCCTGAATTTTCTGTAGGACATATAGAAGCCTTAAATTAAAGTAGTGCGTTAATTTGATCTTTGGTAAAGCCAAAGCGTGTAATAGTGCTTAAGTCCTCAACATCTTGCCAAACAGGTTCAAGTATTGGGCCTGTGTAGTCTGGTAGACCGTAGCCAGATGGATAGTTTTGCATGTCCTGCTTGCGTGTCATTGAGCCTTTTAGTAGTACAATAAAATCAGTATGTGCTTGGGTGCCAATTAGAGCGTCTAGGTCTTGTCTTGTGTTTATCATAGTGTTTACTCGATAATTAGGTGATCTGTTATGCCACGTGCTGAGACGTAGCTATTCGAGAGTGTGGGGGAATAGGCCCAAGTAGAGTAACGCGAACCGGCGTTTGTAGTGTCTGACCAGCTTCCCCCAAACATTACGACATTGCATAACTGATAAGTATTCCCTCTACCACCTGTGTTAGCTGTCCATGCTGCTGTCCCAGCTCCACCGCCAAAGTCTTTACCCCAAATACCCATCACTCCCGTTGATTGTATAATACCCCATTTAGAAGTATATGCAGCATTTAACTGGGTTGTAATTGGATCAGTGCCTATAGCCGATGCTTCTGTAGTGCCATAAGCCAATGTAGCATATTCCTGATACGATGCCGACCGTTTACCGTATGCTGCTAATATTTCATTAGCTTCCCACCATGTAAGACTGCTATAACTATTTGATCCATTACCGCCAAAAGCGATAGGTATAATAGCTGGGCTTCCTCCGTCACAGATTTGCGCCCCATACTTGCTAGTACCATTAACATCAGGATTATTATTTAATGGATAAATATCAGCCCAGAAGTTATTAGCTACCAGTGTCATGCCGCGTGGGTCTGGGCATTTGGGCTTCCATTTTAAATCCCAGAAAGAGTAGGTATTGATTTGAGGGTTAGTATCTCCGCCTGCCCTAGCCGCTGCATTGCCACCTGGTGCGTAATGAAAACCACCTATTTTCCTGGCTCCAGCACTGGGGGCGCTGATGAAGTTAGTTGATGCTGTTAGGGTTCCATCCTGCTGTGCCCAGATAGCATAATCTGTCCCCGCGGTTAGAGAGGGTAAATTAACTACAGTATTATTAGGCAGTAATACTGTAATCCCCCCTACGTCTACAGCTAAGGTTATTTGAGTACTTACATTCTGTCCAGTAGTAGTGAAGGCTACTTTAGTAGAGTCACTTTTATTGAACATTCTATTACTACCTAATGAGAGGGTAGCTATATCAGAGTCTAACTCTGTCCAAGTTAAGGCTTGCCCTTTAGGTGATATCAAAGGTTTGCTAGTTGACATATTTACTCCAAGTTTAAGGGTATATTAAAAGATAAAGCAGCTGCCTTAATTGCAGCATACTGTATAATACTGATTACATTTTTTGACTGAGCATCAAGGACAAGCGCCTTAACATCAGACCATTGCTGAGTTGCTATAGCGTCAAAAAATAAAGGGTATGCAACCGCTAGAGCATTAACAGATACAATGCCACCTAGCTCTAATTTAATAGCTTGAGTAAAAGCAGTTGGGTTGGGAAGGCTTGCATTGAGAGCTGCTTGAGCGGCTGCATTAGCGTCGTGTATCGCTTGCGCCTGCTCATCGGTGATAGGTGTAACACCATCAGGTAAAGCGTACTCGTGATCTACTGAATCCAACCCATATAATTGATTAGTTGTATTATTTAAGTAATAAGGCATTATCTTAACTCCATCCACTTAGCAAATCCAGAAACACTCGGCCCACTAGCCACTAGGGAATACCAAGTACCTGCTGGAACTAATACCGACCCAACTCCCGTTGTACCCCCATTACTATTATTGTCCCTCCCTACTACAAAAGACACTCCTCCAACCGTGGCAGTAATAGTTGCATCATAATAAGCTCCATTATTAGTTTGTGCCACAACTAAAATGGGTTTAGTGGAACCGTTATAGTAAGGTGTGCCTGAGAATCTACTAGCTGTCATGTCTTGATAAGTTTGTCCAATACCTAACACTTGATCTATCCGCGCCGGACGATTAGCAGTAGTTGATGATTTAACAATTATGTCCCCAGCTTGAGATGTAACTATCCAGTTTGTACCATCAGACAAAAGGTCTACTGTTGATACCTGTCCCGCACTTATTGGAGTATTTGCAGCGACAGGGTTAGTATCTGGATAATAAATTGATCCAGATGGCGTTTGAAACGATCCAACACCTAATCCTGTTCCAACAACTCTAAACCTAATATACGGAGATGATGGCGCAGGTAATGTAAGCAAACCCGTACTGAGTAAGACAGTTAAGCCTGATTGCGCAGCTGTTAACGTGGTATTAGCTGTTATATAAAGTGTTTGAGTAAGGGGTGTTGCTGTAGCAAGTAATACCTTAATTGCCCGAATCTCTGCAGGGCCGTTAACTACATAATCACCATCAGCAGGAGTTAGTACGTTTGTAGCATCAGCTGTGTACGGCATTAGATATCTCCTATCTCTGCTTTAATTAAATCAAGTCTATTATCCATTAGTTTACTTCTATAAACTCCTGCTTCATCATTCTTACCTATGGCTTGAAAGACATTAGCAGCAGCAGCCTCGTAGATTACATAAGGATACATATCAGCTATCCAAGAAGCATAAGTAAGATCCCCTATATTAGGTTGTTGGTAGTATTGGATACCGATATAATTAACAGCTCTGACCGCTACTATATTAATGCTAGTACCCTGACGAAAATAATAGGAGATATACTCCATATTATATTCATCAAATAAGTTATCGGTAGCCCGCTCCTTAAAATCTAATTCACCCCAATAACCTTGACTATAGTATGTCGAGGAATACTGAGTATTATTAAGCTCTTTAATGAACTTAATCTTACGGATCATACCATATAGCCCAAGAGTTACCTCATTAAGACTATAGCGATTAAGACCATTAGAGTTATCTAAAGCTATAGGGGCAGTAAGTACTAAGTCTCTTGGATAATCCATAGCTGCATGCTCCTTAATTGTAGCTCTCTTGATAGCTAAAGTAGTAAGTGCAGATAGGTCAGGTCTATTAGTTATAGCATATACTGCAGTAGCTAGATCTGTTATAGCTGTTGTAGTCATAAAGGACTCCAAGAAAAGATAATACCACTTACCTCTAATACCGGAAAATAAGGGGTTAAGGCTTTACTAGGAGGTGCACCCAGAAGCCCTAACAGGAATACCCCAGTTAAAATAACTACTCTAAGTGCACCTTTCATAGTTACTTACTCTTTAAAAGAGAAGCTAAGTCTGCAGTTATTGCAAGGTTAGGTTGGGCTAACTGAGCTTCTGCAGCAGCTATTGCTTGACCGGTTTGGGCAGTTGTTAGAGTCCCATCAATAATAGCAGCCGCTAAAGGGTTGTCTGCTACTAAAGGTTGTCGCGAATAAGAACTAGAATCCTGGATACCGGTAATTACTGGCCCTTGTCCTGGTTGTACCAATAACAATCTATTATGTCTTGGATTAGTAGGGTCATAAGCTACTTCTTGCCAAACTGTATTACGAGTTTGTTTGATGTAGTTACGGATTAAGTCTGTATCGTCTGGATGATCTGTAATGATAATACCTAGAGTTACAGGTAATTCAGATATTGAAAAGTTATCATGACTATTACCTGTATCAAAAACTACTCGATCAGGAAAATCTGGGTTTAGTGCACTAATTTCAGGCATGTTAGTATCCTATATAAAAGATAAAAAAGAGCCGCAGTACTTACTACCTACGGCTATATAGTAGAGGAATAAAATTTAGTGGAGTATTGTACCGCTTGCGTCTACTGCTTGCAGTACGTTAGTGAGGATTCCACAACCTGAAGGGTTCTTACATAAGAGGGTAAGTTCGGTCAAGATAGAGCCACCTAAAGCATCTACAGCAGAGTCTACTGCTATACCATTTTGGTTGTACTCTTCTGACTTAGTTTTACGTCCTATTAAATAAGCAAGCTGCAAAGAAGCTAAATCAACACCCACTGCCATTGCTGCCCAAGCTAAGTTAGTATTGAATAAAGGGTGTTCAATTAACACTAAATCAACACGAGCTAACTTAATTCGACTGAAGCGCAATCCCCACTCAGTAGCTCCTTGTGTAACATAGTAAGTAGTATTCAAACGAGCCAGTCGGTTAAATACTTTATGTGCAGTTTTACCTACGAATACTACTCGTTCCATGCCAGACTCAGGAGAGTAACTCATATTGACCAGGGCATCAACCCAGTTTTCTAAATCATCAATACTTAGTACACCAGCAGTAGGAGTACCAGATACTTTAGAGTTAGCTACTACGATATTGCTACTGAAGGTTTGTCCTGGTAAGAACAAGTTAGCAGCCTGACCATCACTGATCTGGGCAACAATACCATTCATAGTACGCAAAGCATTAGAGGTACCTTGCACACCAGGTACGTTAGATCGTAGACCAAAGAACATAGACTTCTCCATATCCATTGCATGGTACTGAGCACACTCACGTTTAGACTTAGCTGGATTAGTATCACCAATCAGATTCTGAATAGCAGCTACTGTACCAGATACAGCCCAAGCATTACGGAAAATCTGCGTATAGTTAATTATACGGATTTCCTTAGTAAGGAATGAGTTAGGTCGCAAGGAAGCATCAGGAAAAGCATTACCTATATGCACAAAAGTTGCGTACTGTACTTGAGTAGTAGCAGAAGAGCCAATACCGCGAGTTACTACTACGTGAGTAGCATCAGTTACGCCTGTTACTAAAGCAACTTCAGAGGCATAAGTAGTGTTAGGAGTAAGTGCTCCAGTACCGCCAGGAGTAGTACCTACTTGCTTATACAAACCATTAGGAATAACTTGAGAAGAATCCACTACTGTCCAAGTTTGGTTAGTAGTGGTAGCATCTGCAGTAGAGAGTATGAAACTTGGAAAGATCATGATCTTAGCAAAGAAACCGTGCTCAATTTGTAGTGCAACTTCCTCCTGCATCTTAGCAGTTAGGCCAAATAAAGAAGCATCACCTTTAGGTAACAAGTAGTTAACCATAGAAGGGAAAGACTTCTTTACAATTTCTGTATTAATTAATGGAGATACCGCTCCAGTGTCAGTATTAAAGTTGGGTAAACCACTAATATCTAGTGGAAGTTGTTGTGTACCAGTTATTACTACGCCAGCCATATTAGGCTCCTATATTAGATTGAGTAAGTTATGAGAGAAATGCAAGCCAGTCAGTCTCTTCTTGAGGTTGATAACTTTGCATACCTACTGGAGTTGGAGCATTAGCTTTAGTTGCCATCTTAGGGTTAAAAGCTGCGCCTACCTGCTCAAAGTATTTGTTAGTCATAGAAGCTATCTCTGCCTGTGTAGCATTAGGATACTTCTGAATAATTCTTTGCTGCGCATCTTTAACTAAAGGCTGTACAGCTGGGTGGTTTAAAGCTGGGTTTAATGTAGCAGTGGACTCTGCTAATCCCATTGTTTTGAACTTAGTGGCTATTAGATCCTCTAAGTTCTTTGTTGAGTGTTCAACTGCAGTTTGCACTAACTTAGTAGTGGTTAATGCGCTTTGTTCATAAATAGCTCTAGCTAGATTGTTGTTAGCTTCCTGCATAGCAGCAATAGCATCTTGACCGCCAGCAGCTATACGTTGCTGTATATCATTAGATACTACTCCAGAGAAATCTAGTTTAGCTGATATCTCCTGCATTTGCTGTGGAGTAATATTAAAGTTAAGTGGTGCTACTGGCTGTAATGCATTAGGGTCAGTATCCCATAATCCCTTAAATTCATCCAAAGGTTGAATTGGGGTTGCAGCAGTTACAGGCACTGTTTGCTGTTGTTGCTGTTGGTTAGATACGCCTGGTATGTTAATAGGGTCAGCAGTAGGTAGTTGAGCTGTAGCTGGGTTACCTTCAGTAGTAGAGGTAGGAGCAGGAGAAGTTTTGCCAAATATGGAGTCTATAAAGCTCATGGGTATTTCCTTAGGTTAGTTATAAAGAGTCTTCTTCGCTAGTAGTTTGTAAAGAAGTCAAAGCATCTTCTGATCTAGCAAGCAGAAGTTGCAATATTAGTATTCTACCTTGGAGTTCTGCTTCAGCTTGAGCATACTCCATTACATTGGTAGTATTAAGTTTAAGCCCTAACTTTTGTTCTGCAGCTTGGGCTATATCATTCTGTATTACTGCTTGTTGTTGAGGAGATAAGATTACTCCTGATGTATACTCTGACTTGGTTAGATGCCAGGAAGCAAAGGTATTTTGTTGTAATTGCATTAAGGTACTCCTAGTAGTTAATATGAATAGAGGTTCGGCCTAAGAGCTAGAGCAGGGAGCGCGGCAATATCGTAAGGCATGTTTGCTTTCCAAGGTAAAGGGACGCTTCGCTCTCAGTTGCGTAAATCATCCTCGCTGCGTCGCTAACGCTCCTTGCTCCGGTATTTACTTACTTCGCCCTTGACTTGGAACCTTTGCAAACAACCTTCCGCTCTGCTCACGCCCCACTGCCAAATCTAGCTCACGGCCTCGGAAGGGTGCTTCTAGTAGTTACTGGATTATGCCTCGCTTGCAGGTTCTTGTTGTTCTGCATTTGGGTTACTAGCCTCCATTATCTTCTGTACAATACTCTCTTGAGACTCATCTCCAGGAGCAGGCTGGCCAGTAGGCTTGCCGTCTGTACCTAGGCCAAACTGTACTGGCATAGGCTGAGGAGGGAACTGCTTAGCAGTAGCTTCTGGATTCTGCTTGAGGATACTCATAACAGTTTGCTGCCAAGATTGTATAGCCTGCTCGTATTGGATCTGCTGTGCTGGCTTTTCGAAGTCTCGAATATCTGCACCTTGGGTCTTCATCAAGTACGAGAACATCGGGCCGAGATTGTAGGCGCTGCCTATCTGGGGGCTACTACCTATTACCTGCAGTGCAGACTGCCAAGCACCTTCATTAATTAACTTATCTGAAGGTACTAGGCCGTCACTGATCTTAAACTTGAAGCTGGCATTACGTAACACTAGCGGGTCGATAGTTACTGTCTTATCCTGTACTTCATGATATAGATCGCTAGTACTTTGGAACTGCAAGATATTAATCTTTAGTATCTGCTTAGCAACACTAAAGAATTGATCTTCCATTACTATAGCTGCTAAGCGAGACCTACCATCAGCATTACCCATGATATCATCATACTCATGTAGAGTCTTGTTACCCTTAACAAACTGACCTTGCTGTGCTTTATTCTGGCCGGAAACTGTATCTGCAAAGTTAAGCATGGTACTAATACCTTGCATAAGAGTGCTAGCTTGGTCATCATTAAAAGGTATACTATAGTACATCTCATTTAGAGCTACCCCTGCATATGCAGTAGGTTTACAAGGTATCTTGGCAGAAGGGTTATTACTATTTATATCTGCCTTATTAATATATAGTGGGTTATAGATACCTCGATCACTAATAGCTCTTCTTCTGGAGGCTACCAAGGAATTCATCATAGCGCTAGCTACTTGCTGCAAAGGTTGCACATTACTAGCAAGACTCTTGGTCTGGTACTTAAGGCCATCATCATTCGGGCAGGAAAAGATGATAGGTATCATATCATGGGCATTAGTCTGGCGTTCAGCATACACTAGGGTAGTATAGTTCACTATATATAATTTCCACACCTGTGCAGTATTAGGACTAGGTACCTTAATACCAAACTCACTAGGCAAAATGCGAGCATACAAGGTAGTCCATACATACTGGCCACGATAGGCTATATCAGCCCTACCATCCGCTATACCTGCCCAACTGAACCAATTCTCCTCACCTGCTGGATTATACCCTAAGGCTACCAAACTATTAGGGTTGATTTGGGGTATATAGTACTGATCGAGAGGAGTACCACTTTCGAAAGCTTGTACTAGATTTGCAGTAATTACTTCTGGCAGTGCAGCGATAAGTTGCTTAAGGTGAGTACGAGATACCATCTGGTCATAACCTGCAAACTCCCCAAACTTAGCTACATCCCCTGGAGCTACTCTAGTATCCCAGAAGGTATTGTATAGATCAAGTCTTTTGATGCGATTACCTTCCCATACCACATTCTTGGGCTTACCTTCCTTAAGACTGAACTTAGCATCACTTTCTAGTACTGCAGTAGTTACTGCATCCCAAGATACTTCACAAGCTCCAAGCGAGTACTTGCCATTATCTCTAAAGAACTTAATTAGCTCTGCCCTCCAACCTCCAAAGGTAGCTTGGTCTGCTATTACAGCTTCTACCATAAGAGCTGCATCTTCATACTCAGGAGAGGCTACTACACCAAAGATGGGTTCCCCTGTTAAGAAGACGCTGGTAAGGTAGGTAACAAAGGTCTCGACTTGAGGCATGACTACTGGAACAGTTATATCCCTGAACTTGTCTGCATCTCCCATTCTATTAGCTAGATCGGCTCTTTGATTATCTTTTAGTTTATTGCTTTCCCTGTAGTACTCCCTATCTATCACCTCCATAGCGTTACGTATGGAATAGTAGGATTTCCACCCTATCTTCTGCTTCCTTAGAAAGTCTACTAAGCCAGCTTGGCTCTTACTAGATAGTTGGGTCATGCTTGTTGATGCTGCCATTCTGCGCTCCTGGAGGGTTATTAGAACAAACACGTCTCATGGATCTCTAACACTCCTGGTATGTTACCATTAGCTAGTTCTCCAAAAGGATTGTTTATTACTATGAAGTGGGGATATTCAGTTAGTACTCTTGTGGCATAGGTAAGTAAGTCTAGTATGCCATCTACATTGTTAGTCTTTAGTGCGTTGAAGTGGATGATCTGATGGGCTACCTGAGCAAGGCATTCAGGGTGTATAGGCAATTCCCCGCTAAGTAGCGCCTTAAACATATCAAGGATTCTAGCATTTTTACTGCGAGTACCGCTATATATAGGCACTGCATTAATCTCATAAAGACCTAGTCGATCTTGGAAATATTTAAACCAGTAGCATAGCGAGTACTGATAAGCATTACCTTCTATAACTATCAAACTGGTGCCAGTCTCTATAGCTAGTGTAAGGGTCTGCTTGATGGTCTCTCCTGGTGAGAACCTACCTTCTATTATCCTGCGTACTACTGCCTTACCCTCTATTACATGGAACAAGCCAATAGATACTGCATCACTATTGACTTTATCATTAGAGGGGTCAATTACTATGAAGTTACCCGCACTAGGTTCATCAGAATCATATGGGTAGACTGGCATCTTGGACAAAGCTATGTGAGTATTAACACTAGCGTTCTCATCATTAAGTACCTCACTATAGAAGAGCTCTGGGTGGCCAGACATGAGGTCATTACGGAACTCAGCAAGCAACTGCTTGAGGGGTTTAAGAGCTTCCCATAAACTAGTACCGTCAGCTAGTATTCCTCCAGCAATGAACTTGAGCCATTCAGGGTTTCTTTTAAGCCTCTTAAGTAAGCTCCATTCAGTAGCATACATATTAGCTACAAAAATATAGAGGCAACCTTTATGGCTAGCAGCCTTCATAGCAGTACCTAACATCCATCGCTCCATAGCTGCACTAATAGTGGGACTCTCTGAATCCTCCTGACTCTGGATATCATCAAAGATCATTACATCAGGTCTAGAGTTCTTTATGTTAAGCCCTCGAACTGAACCTCCCTGACCAAGAGCTGCTAGTATGATGTTCCTACCACGAAAGCCAAACTTCTTTACTGCTTGTGTATCCTTTTCCAGACCCACTCTCCAATCTCCATAGATGGCCTTGACATTAGGCTCATCCAACATATCCACTATATCACTAAGAGTATTCTCAGCATGTCCAGCAGTTGGGCCGAACACCAGTAGGAACTTTTTATTGGTGTACAGTATACAGAAGAGGCAGAAGAGCTTGAGTACTGAGGTCTTCCCAAAACCCCTAGGCAAGCCTATTGCTATCTTTGTGAAATCTCGGAGGCGATATACATAGGTAAGAAGCATTGCCCAGATAGCTAAGAAGATAGGAGGGAAGGCATACTCAGTAACATGAGGAAGTGCCACTCCTGCCAAGAAGTCCATATCTGTCTTAGCTAGCTCATAAGCATCCTGCTGGTTATAGGATCCATTAGCTAAGTCTGCATCTAGAGAAGGTTCTAAGGAGGTCTCTACCATTGGCTTGCTCCGCTTCGCCCCTTGGGGCTACTAACTAACTGGGAGCTAATGCTTGTGTGCTCCTCATCTGGTCGCCAAGGGCGCACTACTCGCTTCGCTTCGTGTGCTACTAGGCTTGCCTGATTCGTGCGACCCTGGACTTTACCTACTAGCATGCTGCACCTATGCTACCTATACTACCCATACTAGCCAACATCCTCTTAGCTGCTACTGCCTTAGCTGTCATTGCTGCTGACTCCTGCAAGTTGCTAGTAGGTCTGTGGCTATCACGAAAAATCTTCGAGCTTAAGGGGGCTGCCCTTACTACCTCTACCCTTATGGTACTGTGTAATACTCTGTTCATGTTCTATACTCCTACTCTCTCTATCGAGTTCCTTATGGATGGCTGCCAGTTCTTGCACACCTCCACTAGGAATAGTTACAAGACTTTGCTCACCGGTTTTAATTACTTGATTATTCACATCTACTGTGAACTTCTGCGCTGTTATCTGAGGTAATACTAGCTGCACTACTACTGAATGCTGAGTAGTTTGCATAGCTCCCTCACTGCCTCTCCTCTTAAGCCCATTCACCATAGTAAGTGCCCTTACTGCATCCATTGGACTCTTGAATGCTAGCGGACTCTTTATCAGTTCCTCTGTCCTGGAGATAATGGTATCCTCTATCCGATTCAACCTGTCATCCCTAGCAGTAGCTTCCCCTAAGGAGAGCAGCCTCTTATCACTTACTGCTAGCGCAAACTCCTCATCCGCTAGTAACTGGCTTATATAGCTGGGATCACATCCTACTGCTGCTGCTACTTTCTCTGCTGAGATACCTGAGCCTAGGAAGCCTAGGATCTTAGCTTGCATACCTACATACTGCTTACTGCTTACTGCCTCCATCTGTACCTCCCCTAGGCGCCCTTTTGATGTTGATGCCAGTATAGGGTAGATTCCAAGAAGCAGTACGATGCTGCATTTGAGAGAGTTAAGCTTAGGTACTTGCCAAGAGAGATACTGAAAAAAGTTTAGAAATTTTTGGGTGGTTCAATAGGTAGGCAACAGGCAGCAGCCCCTAAAAAGGTCTCATACCCTCGGCCTATTTGTCAGCCGCTGGGGATGTTGGTTAGTAGGTATGGGGAGCAGTATGGGAGTAGGCGTTAGTGCTGGGAAGGGTTACTGGGAATAGGTACTGGGAATCGGTAGCAGTATCTAGTACTACTAAGTCTATGTTTTTGTTGCTTTTAATTATTTTTGTTCCAGAGTGGTGCAAATAGGTAGTTATAAACTATTGATTATGTTCATGTTTTCCAATTTGGTGCAGTAGTAGCACTGATGTGGTGCATTATTAGGGGATAGTAGTACTGTGAGATGGTAGTAAGGAGTGATAAGTTTGGGAGATGTATGGTGTAAGCTGTTGATATATAACAGGTTTATGGGACTTGTATGCAAGCGGTATGAAGTTGGCATAGGTAATGCTATAAGTATAGTGAAGGCATTATTTATTAACTGAAACCATTAATTAACTATCACATTACTTGAGGCTACTACCATGACCACACCCACTACTACTCTTAGACTTTCCCCTGATGCACTGAAAGAGCTTATTCAACTAACTTGCTACTGCTTATGTGACTTGTTCACTATTGAATACAATGATCACTCTATTACCTTGCGCACTGATAGGAGTATAAAGGATCTTACAAAGGATTGTAATGCTCTACGACAAGTTCTCACGCTACTAGGTTATGAGGTCTTTTGTCACAGCAGTGATAGGGACATCCTTATCACACTGTATAACATACAGTTATTTTAATTGGAGGACACTAACATGAATACTATTACATTTAGGTATAACTTTGATCTACTCGCAAGTGGCGAGAGGTTACTATCATTTGATAGTGTGAGGCAAGCCAAGAAACATATTGCTAATAACCCTCACATGATGCAGGACTATAAGCATCTGTATCTAAGGGATAACCATAACAGTGCTAACAGTCGCTGGATGAAGAAACCTTAAAACTTGCTAGTAGTGTGAATTGTGCCAAAATGGCAATTATGCCATTCACAGCCAAAAAACTCATAAAATGGCATAAAATGGGTGAAAATGGCTGTTGGTGGCATAAGTGCCATGATGGCACGGGGTATATTCCCATTTTATGCCCCTTTTCACACGCTTGCTACTACCTACCCTATCACCTACCTGCTCTAGTAGTAGCAGTCCTTAGTAGTGAGCTTCTAGGGCATGGGTAGGGGGTATAATTAAGTAATTAATTACTTAATTTTTTAGTTAGGGTTTAGAATCAGATATCCTCCCAGGTCTGGAAATACCCACTATATAGGGGGTATTAGGTAGGGTTTGGTGGGTAGTGGATTATGGTAGTAGACTTAGATAGCAGTAAGGGGCGCTAGGAATAGGTAATAGCAGGAATCGAGGGAAAAAAGGGGAAAATAGGGAATGTAGGGCGTGGCATAATGGCACAAATGCCATCAACAACCAAAAAAGCGCGAAAAAAGTGAAAATAGGCAAAAAATGCCATATTGACACAATTTAATTTTACTGCTAGACTATATGCTCAATCAGCAGTAAACAACAAACAATCAACTTAGAGAGAGAGTAAGACCATGGCAAAAATAATACATACATTTACAGCTACTAAAACTCTGAGTGATGTAGCTCAAATAAGAATTGAAGAAATTCTTAGAGTATCTCAGGTTTTTAACCCTACAATAGATGTAAGGGTTAAGTATAAAGTAAAAAATGACCTACAAGTATTCGACACTATCGAAATAAGAACTTTGTATCTATTAGTAAAAAGGGGGGAACCTGATATGAATGAAACTCTTATTAATGAACTGTTTCAACCTTTTGGTAGCACTCTAGGTCAATACTTTAATATTAGATTAGAGTTAGCACCTAGTAACTAAAACAACAAGCAATCAACTTAGATAGGATTATAATCATGAGTATGAATAAAAACATTAGGCATATAAAACTTAACTTAACTCTAGTAATGGAGTTAGCCTCATCTGATGCTGATGAGATAGCAGCTTATAACAGGCTTAGAAGTGATTTAATCTTGTTATATAAACTAAACATGTTAGGTAGCAATGGAGATAATAATTTTGTTAAGCGTGGACTAACTGGGAATATCTTTAGTACTGTTCCGATAGTCCTAGAGATTCCACTACCCATTAATAGGGCGACTTTTAATAAAGGTTACTTACATGATCTTGACTTATTAATAGGTATTTTACTTGGAGAAAGTATTACCAAAGAAAGTTCTCGCACAAGATTCTGGGCAGTTAGTTATGAGTAAGTCATTAAGAGTTAACCTATCAAACAAAGAACTCGAGTATTTAAACTCGCTACTTCTTCGAGATGCCCAAAGTCTTACCAGTGCAGCAATTAGGCTCAAGCTTGCTAAACTGGAACTAAATAAGCAGGCAAGCAAACAGGCAAGCATAGAAGATGTTATGAGCATCCCTAGTTTGCTAAGTGCTACTAGTGAGCAGGATAGCATACTTAAAGCATCCCTCAACGGTAGCATCAC